CACCACAGCACACCCACGAACACACAGCACAGCACAGGCACAGCACAGCGCACCCACACACACCCCACACAGGCACAGCACAGGCAACGCACGAAGCACAGGGTGTGCACAGCACAGGCAACGCAACGCAACGCAACGCACAGCACACACCCGCACAGGCAACGCACAGCACACACAGCGAAGCACAGCACAGGCAACGCAGCACAGCACAGCACACCCTTGCCTTGTCTGTGTGTGTGCCTGTGTGCCTGTGCCTGTGTGTGACTCTGTTTACTTATTAACACAGCAAGTGCGTTTGCCTGTGTTTATTGCTGTGTTTCGTGTGTGTGTGCTGTTTTATGAGAATTTTAATTAGTCACCGTTTCAACGCTTTGTGTAATACTTTGCACAGCGTGCAATATTATTGGTGACAAGATGCTCGATATGTGTTCTATCTGTTTTCGCACTGATTCACCCACACACACACACCCACACATGAAACGCACCCGCACACAGCACACACCCGCACCCGCACAGCATCGCACGTTAGCACGCACAGTCTTTGAATCCGTATTATGCGGACTTATCGGCATCGCGTTTGTCTGCCTCTTTTGGTTCGCATAACACACACACACCCGCACAGCACACACACAGCACACACACCCGCATAACATCATGAAATATATTACCACCGATAACGCAAAGACTAGCAAAGGCGAATCTTCAGGCGTTTTAACAGGCATCCTTTATTTGGCACCCGCTAACGAATCCGGCAGGAACATTTGTCCGCACGCGAGCGAAGGATGCCGAATTGCGTGCCTTTTTTCTGCAGGCATGGGAGCATTTGATAACGTAAAACAGGCACGCATTGCAAAGACTGAAGCTTTTCATGCTAATCCTCGGCAATTTGTCGAGGATTTGGCGCACGATATTGCAGCACTGATCAGAAAAGCACATCGCGAGGGTTTATCGCCTGCAATTCGTTTAAATGGCACATCGGATTTGCCTTGGGAGAATCTGGGTGGCGATTTGAAAGTTAACCTCATGAATCGTTTCCCGGATGTGCCTTTTTACGATTACACAAAAAACCCTGCGCGTGCGCGTGCCTATGCAGAGGGGAAAATGCCTGCAAACTATTCGCTTACCTTTTCGCGCAGCGAATCCAACGAACCAATTGCGCTGCAAATGCTGCAATTGGGTGTTAACGTCGCAGCTGTGTTCGCTGTTAAAAAAGGCGATGCATTGCCTGAAACGTGGGGCGGTCGCACTGTTATTGATGGCGATTTAAACGACCTGCGTTTTTTGGATCCAAAAAACAGCGTGGTGGGTTTACGCAGCAAAGGCAAAGCAAAGAAAGACGAATCCGGTTTTGTTATTTACTCATGAAACACACCACACACACACCGGGCCCTTGGGTTTTACAAAAAACACCCTCGCGAATTGAAGTTAGGCAAGACGCACAGTCTTCGCTTGCGTTCACTTTAGGCGATGAAGCAAATGCGCGCCTAATCGCCTGCGCGCCTGAATTGCTGCAAATTGCAGAGGATTTTCTGCTTTTGTCTCAATTGCATGATTGGGAAGGCGCAGCAATTGATAATGCGAAAACTGTGCTTTTAAAAGTAAAAGGAAAAGCATGAGCGCACCCACACCCACGCAGGATTTGGAGCGAATCAAATTTGCTTTGATTCATGCTGCAACGCGATTTGATGCGAAAGAAGCAAAAAAAGCACATCATAACAAATGGGCGTTGCCTCAGTACTTTGCGCGAATAACTGAGATTTGCGCTGATATTGAGAAAGGCGCAAATGTGCGCGATGCTGTGATTGCAGCATTCAATGGGCGTTTGCTTCGCGATTGTTTAAAACAATTGAATTTGCCTGAATTGAAAGAAGGCGAACACATAAAGCGCAATTGGTTTTATGTGCCTGCGTCTGAAAAATAAACAAAGCACAGCACAGCACACAGCACCCTGCCCACATTTGGGCAGGGTTTTTTTGAACGTGCACACAGCACACCCACACACCCACACAGCACAGCACAGCATTCACACACACCCGTAACAGCATGAAACACAGCACACACACCCACACACACCCACACCCGCAAATTGACACCCCAATTGATCGCCTTGCCTTGGCTCTTTTTTTGGCAATTTCAGCACCCACGCAGGAAAAGAGCGATCAGGCGTTAGCGTTGGCTAATGAATTTGGGCAGGATTTGGCACCCTCTGCGATTCGCGAGGCTAAGAAAAAGGCGAAGCTTTTATATATTCACTCACTGGCAAGCACATAAGCTAGCACATAAGGAACAAAACAACTTAAGACACCCTTAAAACCTGCCTTGAATAAAAGGCGGGTTTTTTTGGTGCGAATATTTATGCACACACAAAACCGTTTAGACAAATTAACGGGGGCACTTGCTTTGCTTGGTGTCCCCTGCGTTGGCGTTGGCGTAACAGAGGGTGCAAACGTCACCCGATTTGAGTTGCAACCTAGCACAGGCTTTCAACTTGAAAAGTTGCTGCGCGTGGAGCGCAGCGTTGCCTTTTCCCTTGGAGTTTCATCGGTGCGAATAGTTGCGCCGATACCCGACACGTCACTTGTTGGCATAGAGGTGCCACAAAAGGAGCGCATAAAGGTGCCTTTAGCGGACGTTATGGCAGGGGAAAGTTACAGGGGGGGTGGGGGTGCCTTGCCTTTTTGCCTAGGTGCGCGAATAGGGGGGGCTTTTCAGGTTGCGGACGTTGCAGAGTTTCCGCATTTGCTGATTGCGGGGGCAACAGGCACAGGAAAAAGCGTTTGCCTTAATTCGCTGATACTTTCCCTAGTTTGTGGCAGGACGCCTGCACAGTTGCGGCTGGTGCTGATTGACCCCAAGAAAGTGGAGTTTGCGGCCTATGCAAGCCTGCCTCATTTGTTGGTGCCAGTCATAAAGGACGTGCATAAGGTGCCTTCTTTGCTGAATTGGTTAGTCACTGAAATGCAAAAGCGTTACGACGCATTTGTAATTTCCAAGAGCAGAAGCATAATTTCCCATAACGAAAAAATAGGGGGGGGTGAAAAGTTGCCGTATATTGTCGTAATTATCGACGAACTTGCTGACCTTATGCTGGCACACAAAAAGGAGATCGAGGAAAGCATATCACGGCTTGCTTCCTTGGCTCGTGCGGCTGGGATTCACCTCGTATTTGCTACGCAGCGTCCGTCTGTTGGTGTGGTTACAGGCGTCATAAAGGCCAACTTCCCTGTACGCATTGCGTTTCGGTGTGCTTCACAGGTCGATGCACGCACCATTTTAGATCGTAAAGGAGCAGAAACGCTGGCAGGCAAAGGCGATTTTCTATTTCAAGATGGGAGGGGGGGTGACATTTTACGGCTGCAAGGGGCATTTGTCAGTGATGCAGAGGTGGAAAGCATGGTTGCCAGCGTTTCAACGGTTGCACCCGTCTTCAGCAAGGGGGCAGAAAAGGCTATTGCGTGCGATTTAAGCCAATCGGACAGCAAAGGTGACACAACACCCGTATGGTACGATTTGAGTGAAGTTAGGTATGTTATGCGTGAATACGGCTACGCATCTACTGAACTACTTCGCAAAGCGTGCAAATATCCCCTTGAGGTTTCGCAAGCCTGCATAGATGAAATGACGAGGCGGGGCATAATTGCAGAGGGTGAACCCCTCGCAGCTCGGCAAGTATTACTTAACCTGAACTTCTAAAATGGAAAACTATAACAAAACACTGCCCCAAAGCGCACTTGAGTTTGGGCAATCACTACGCACTTACCGCAAAACTGCCAAACTATCACAGCAAAAAGCTGCTGATTTGCTGGGTGTTAGTCCACGTTTTCTGTGGAACGTGGAAATGGGTGATGCCAAGTTGCCGTCGCATGGTGACATACTCACCAAGGAATTAGCAGTTGAAAAGCTACTGAAGGCAGTCAGTGACAAGCAAAACGAATCACCCCTTAAATGAGCCTCAAACGTACTCCACTGCGTAGAATATCCGACAAGCGTGCTATTGAGCTACGCATTTACAGCAAAAAGCGCAAAGACTACCTTGAGAAAAACCCCACCTGCGAGTGTTGCCATGTCAGGCCAGCGCAAGACATACACCACCGAGCCAAACGGACAGGGGGCAACTTTTTGAAAGAAGAAACGTGGATGGGGGTTTGTCGCCACTGCCACGAGTGGATACACAACCACGCCACGATAGCACGGGCACAAGGCTACTTGATTTAACCAACACCCCACAAAAAACCCCCACTTTTAACGGTGGGGGTTTTTTTGCGTTACGCCTTGATGCGTTGCTTGAGTTTGTATTGGCGGGCTTCGCTCTTGTCGCATAAGTCAGCCAACAGGTTTGCTGTGCCTAGGGTTGACCCCGGGGTGTAAGTTTTGCACCACACGCAAATGCTTTCTTCCATGCTTTGCAGCGTGGAGAACATTTCATCACAGGACATAGTTTCGGCTGAAAAGGCATTTGCCCGTTCAGCCGCTTGGTTTGTAATATCACGAAGGTCGATAGGCTTGTTAGAACCGATTGTGCGTTCAACTAAGCTATCATACGCTTCCTCATAAGTGGCATAAAGGCCGCCAAGAAATTCGTGGTCTGCAAAGAACGAGTAGCCCTTAGCAAAGTTGTGGAAATTATGTGCCGTGAATTGAGCACACCGGAAAGTGATAATGAGTTCGTTCATAATTGCCGAATAAACGTACAAATACTTTCGGCGCAAACTTAAATTGTGCAACCGTCCAATTGCAGGTTGAGTGTGCGTCCAATTGCAACCTGTAACAAAAACTAGGCTAAGTTTATGACAATAGCTTCACCGCCGCCACCTCACACTTTACCCCAATGCCCCACAAACGCTGTCCTGTGCGTTTTGCGGGCCACAACTGCGCTGTTGCGTGTCTTGCGCTCCACCAATGCCAACAGCCGTGCCATTGTCACAGGCCCAGCTTGTAAATCCAGCAAAGGTGCATTTTCCAATTTGGCATTGGTAGGGGGGGGTATCAAATTGCTGCTGTGTGCCGTAGTCTGGCTCAGTTTGGTCGTATTCGTTACGCATGGTATAGTTTGCTTAAAGTAAGCATAAGGTAAGTTAAAGCCTGCTTTGGTAGGTATAGCCTGTGTGGAGTGAGTGAGCAGAGCACAATGCCCCCTATCCCCAGAGGATAGGAGGTGGAAGGAACAGCCCGTTTGTGTCGGTCGTTTCGCATCGCTACCAAGGTTCTTTGTCGCGGGTGGTATGACTGGTTTTTCCGCTACCTTGGCAAAGCCCCGAATGTTGAGTGCTAGTCAAATTCGCGTCATTTGCTGCCACGCTTCAGGAGTTGCACCTCTAGCCGTGGCACCGTTCTCTCTCGTGCCGTACTAGAGCAGGAGCAGTATTCGCAGGGGTTATCACGGGCTGCGGGCCTCGTATCCTCTTCTCTTAGGATGAGCCAGCAAAAGATGCTTTCTGCTATCTGTGCAAGTAAAAAGAAAACCCCCGCTGTTTAAGGCGAGGGCTTTCAATAGAAGAGGACACGATGGATTAGCGTTTGTTTGATGGTAATTCTACAAACAAGGCACAAGCAAAAAAAGTGGCACCACCGTAAAAGGGTGATGCCACTTAATCCAGCTTTTCACACACAAACGACCCGCAAAGAACATTTGTTGTGCAGTGCATCTCTGCACTAGCCGTAAAAACACATGGTAATTTACGTTCGGTTACGCAACACCCGAAAGTCTTTTAGATTTTAAGCAGCAAGAGCTGGTGACACTTACACAAAGACATAAAGTTATTAACAGAATAAGTTGGACACGCAGTTAATAACCTTCCATCAGCTTTTACATCGAGTTGAACGTCATCCAGCCGTTCAGCGACAGTGAAACAAATCCTGCAAAATAAATTAACATGAAACGTGGCGTTAAACATACGTCAGTTAAAACCGAGGGCAAAGTAGCCCTGCGTGATATGCGGTTAGATCGTAGAACTAAGCCCCTTGATAAATCCGAATTGTTAAAGCTAGGGGGGGAGTACGAACAAGAGCGTCGTGGTAATGTAAAACAACGCATCAATTTCCACGACCTGTGAAACTTTTCATTTACCAAAAGATTCAGGCTAGTGCTGAATTGGTGATCGCAGGGTTTGATCGCATCGCAGCGTGGGTTCGCCTCATCCAGCTTTGGGCTTGGTCTAAAGCGGTTGAAGAGAATCTGAAACAGGTGATGCGTAGCAAGACCTTGATGTGATTTGTCCCCGGTAAGGACGTAAACCAGTACCCTCCGACGCTGCTGGCAGCGGTGCGAAAATATACCAGCAACTCTTTCTGACGGCATTGTGCCACAGATAAAACAACAACAACCCAAACTGATAAAAACATGGCTAACATTAACGATGCGTTCCCTAGCAAGTACCTGAGTGCTTCCGATCTCGGAGGTCGTTCAGCGACAGTAACGATTGCCAATGCTCGTATTGAGCAGATTGGCAAAGGTGCAGAGGCAGGCCCAAAGATTGTGCTGCAATTTGTGGGTAAACAAAAGCTGTTTGTCTGTAACAAGACTAACGCTAAAACCATTGCCTCGCTGCATGGTGAGGACACTGATGGTTGGCTTGGCAAAGCCATTACGATTGCTCCTCGTGAGGTAGAGTTCCAAGGCAACATGGTCTGGAGCATTCGTGTATCGCTGCAACGTCCTGTTGAGGCTGAACCTGTCCAAGTGGCACCTAAAGCTGTTAAAGCAGTTCGTGCGGCTGCTGCACCTGCGCCACAAGCCGACCACGACGACATCCCGTTCTAATGAACATCATCGAAATTGACGGCATTGATACCGTCAGCATCAGCAGCACAGCGGAAGCACGAGCAAATCGTGACAGGCTGATTGGGTTGGCAGGTACGGTGGCATTGGTGTCTGACCAGACCCAAGCTACTGTTGCTGCTAACGTGCTGAAGGAAATCAAAGGCATGACACGCTTGATCGAGGCTGCACGCACTACGGTGAAGGCACCTGTGTTGGAGCAGGGTAAGAAGATTGATGCTCTAGCTAAAGAACTCACGTTCAAGCTAGAGGCTGAAGCTACCCGCATTGGCATGGTGCTAGGCACCTACCAAGCCGAACAAGAGCGCATTGCTGAAGAAATCCGACGCAAAGCATGGGATGAGGAGCAACGCATCCTGCGTGCTGCACAAGAGGCAGAAGAAAAGGCTGCTGCTGAAGCCCGTGCAAAGGCTGCTGCGTTGGCCCTAAAAGAGTCACGAGCACGGTCTGAGGCAAAGGCTGCTGATTATGCTGCACAAGCTGAGGCTGCACAGCTTATGGCTGACGCTGAAGCTGAGGCACGTCAGAAGCAGGTGGAGCAAGAAATGTTGGCAAATCGTGTAAACGCTTTGTCCAAGATTGCTGCGAAGCCTGAAGGCATTGCTACTCGTAAGGAGATCAAGTTTGAGATCATGGATATTGTGGCACTTTACGAAGCTGCCCCGTATCTGGTGACGCTCACTCCTAACAATGCTGCGCTCAAGAGTGCCTTAAAAGGGCTGCAAAAGGGGCAATCACTACCGGGTGTTAAACACTGGGAAGAAGCTGCCGTAACCGTTCGATAACACACAAACTATGTCCGACAAACCTAAGATCATTGTAATTGAGTCTGTGAGCCGCACCCGCCGCCACATCGTCATTGAATACACGCAAGGGGATGAAACCCGTAGTGTGAAAAGCAACGAGAACCCGTTGCCTGAGTTTAATGCCGCTTTGGATGCGCTGATGCCATTGCTGACTCGCATCATTGAGGCAGGTGATGGCTACGATACAAACCTGAAGATTGCTGGTATTACGATGGGTACTTTGCGTGATGTACGCACGGTACGCATCCATGCCAAAAAGTCTTTAGCTTTGTGTGGTAAAATGCTGTCCCTCGATACGCCGCCTGTGCTTTTAAGCACACCGACAACTGAGGGGGGTATCACTGAACCAATCGAAGCCAGTGAAGCTGAGTTGATTGAGGCTGCGTTAGAAGAAGCCAAGCGTTACGTCTTAGGTGAGCGTGCCCAAGGTACGCTTGATTTGGACGATGATGAGGATGAGGAGGAGTACGACCACGACCCTCTATCTGACAACACCGAGCCGTTACCAATGGGTGACGTAGGTAAACCTGCTAAGAAGAAGAAAACCAAAAGCGAATAAGTTCGCCCCTAGCCTGCGGGGTTATGCAGGCACAATTTACTATGAGAATACGAGGAGTAGCCGCACGTCGGCCTGATGTTTACATCAAGCGAGATCACCGAGCTGAGGAAAACAAACGTCAGCTTAAAATTAACCAGTCATCTGTCATTGTGAACGGTGTACGAGTAGATTTTCGAGGTCGCTTTGTTGGGTATGGCGACATTGACCGTGGGTTGGAGTATTTCAACCGCCGCCGCATGATGAAGCACGAGGATGCCGTATGAGCATTAACCTTGAAGAAACACTGGGACAAATTTGTGCCCGTGTCATTCAGCAGCAACGCACCGATATGCTGGCACAAGGTCAGGTGTTTACCCTGAAGCACGTCGCACAGATCATAGACCAGACCAAGAAGCAGATTGATTTGGAGCACACGGGTAAGGATGTGCCACCTCCGCCTGATGCGGTTACAGCATATTCTGCCAGCATTGGCTACCCGTTGGATGGGCAGAAGTGGTGCGATGCCTACGAGCTGAAAGGCTGGTTGGTGTCAGGTAAGACCAAGATGAAGGACTGGAAGGCTGCTGTGCGTAATTGGAAGGCATCTGGCTACGGACAGGGCACAATTACCATAGCGGGCTTCAAAACGGCTGTAAACGAACAGAAAAGAGACTACACAACGATTTAATACACACACAACAATGACACGCGCAGACATCCTAATTAAACTACCACGTCGCCAATTGGCTGACATGGTTATCGAGCTTGAGCATCAACTAAACAATTCAGAGGAGCGATCTTTTGATTACGCCGCACGATTGATTCGAGTAGAATCAACGCTTGAGGCACACAAGGAGGCCAGCAAATGAGCACCGCCCGAGTAACTTCAGCCCCCACATTGTTTAGCTTATCTCTAGGTGCTGACTTGGGTGATTTAACCCTAGCCCAGCTTGCCCAAGCACACGGTAAAGCTGACCACGAGTTCAACCGCATGGTATCCTGCAAATGCACCCGCTGCCAGACAGACCTTGAAGCACCGCAATTGTCGGCTGCTATTGGGGTAGCGTGTGATGAGTGCCGTAAGAAAGCCAAGATTGCTGACTCAATGGAACGCTCACGCATTTATTGGGAAACGCTGTGCCCACCATCGTATCAAGACACTGACAAGAACCACCTTGATTTTCCCAAGCTGCAATACGGTGCAACCCAAGACTACGCAGGTGAAGAAAGCCTGTTCTTCTATGGGCCATCACGCAGCGGTAAGACCCGCATTGCCATGTTGCTCCTCAAACGCTGCCTAGTGCGTTATAACAAGCACGTTGGCGTGTTGTGGCCTGAAGTGCTCAAGAGCGTAAACCACAGCAGGGATGTCCTAGAAATGGTCAAGGCATGGGGCAGGTACGATGTGCTGCTGATGGATGATTCGTTGCTGTCGGGTGCCCACGATGAGCGTGTCACATCCTTCCTCAAGGATTTGCTTGACTACCGTATGCGTTACAAACGGCACAACATCATCACATCACAGATTGGCGGTGATGATTACAAGGCACAGTCAGACAAGTTCAAGAACAGTACCAAGGCTGACATGGAGCGCATCGAGGCACTTCTAAAGCGCATCAAAGAGGTGTGCCGTGTCGTGCCTTTTGTTGAAGCCGTACCAAGCCAAGGTGAACAAAACTTTTAATGTCACATGAACAACCAACCAAACAACTCAACGACCCACACCCAACCAAAGATCGCTTTGTCGGAAGAACCGTCAGCTTTGACTACCTCGTTAGGGGAACTATTCGCAGGCTTATCGGCACAGTCGAAAAACAAACCTTCATCGGTTACACAGAGCAAGGGCACATCCCTGACTACCACCTCATCGTTAGAGGCAACAGCGGTAAAGCTGTCACAATAAGCCTAGTCGAAAATTACACGCTATTCTCTCCATGAAACAACTCACCACCAATGAAGCTAAACTCAAACGCATTGTCCAAATTCGTACTGAGCTGACCAATCTTGAACAAGAACTGTTCAACTCATTCAAAACCGAAGGAAATGAGTTAGATTTTGCCCCACCAGCCGTACGCATCTGCCAAGAGATCGTATGCCATCATTTTCATCTGCCATTGAATGCCATGACATCGCCCATCCGTACCGCTTCCTTTAGCCGTGCTAGGCAGATTGCCATGACGATTTGTTCAGAGCTGACCAAATATACCCTAACTGAGATCGGGGATGCGTTTAATCGAGATCATGGCACGGTAATACACGCACAGAAAGCTGTCTCTAACTGGTGCGCTACCGACACCATGTTTGCTGAACAATACAAGAACCTCAAAAAAGTAACCAGTCAGCAGTACGCTGAGAAGTTAAATAAATGAGCAATGAAGTCATCGAATCCGAAGGTGAGTCTTTCGTGTACCAAGTTGCCTCTCGCAGCAAAGCAGGTCGCCGTTACCGTGTGGACATCACAGCCAACAAAGGAGCCATGTGGTGTGCCTGCACCGATTGGAGTACCCGCCGCCAACCTGCCCTAGACCGTGGTGAACCACGTTTAACCCGCAACACCACCTGCAAGCACGCTCGTGCTGCGCTACGGTATTTCTGCCTGCAAATCCTGCCTAAACTCGACAAACAATGAACCTACGACCTATCCGCATCCTTGCCCTTGATATGGCTACCACCACAGGGTACGCCATCCTAGCCAGCGATGTGCTGACATCCGGTAGCCAATGCTTCGCCAAGCAAACTGCCACCAAAACCCGTGCTGCTGCCCATGTGGGTGCCAGTCATGCCATGTTTGATAACTGGCTAACTGAAATGCTGCATGGCCCACGTTACGATGAGATCGTGTATGAAATGGCTGGCTTCTTCAAATCTGCCGCTGCTGTGCAGGTGTGCGTTGGCTTCCGTGGCATCCTCCTAGCCCATGCCGCCAAACACAACATCCCGCTTTACAGCTACTCACCCTCAGCCGTTAAGAAGTTCTGGACAGGTAAAGGTACAGCCAAAAAGCCTGAAATGATTGCCAGAACCAAACGCGAATACCCCAACCTCGACATCACCGATGACAACGAGTGCGATGCGATAGCCCTACTCAACCTACACTTGACCCAATGATTGTTTACCCGCCACCACCCATGCAACCACCCGCAGAACACCGTACAGTTGATTTTAAGGAGGATATTATTGCCAAGGCAGGCATAGACCTAGATGTGCTGTTAAATTGCCTAGAAATGGTCGAGAACGGCAAATCAAACAACCCCGGCGGTGTGTTGTGCTGGACTAAGAAAGCATGGGTTGAAGATGCTGGTAAATTTATCCCTTACAATTTAACCGCAAACAACGAAACCTCACGATTGTTTGCCCGTGCTCGATTGCGCCGATTGGCTGGTATGCTTTGTAGAACCCAAAACATCAGCCCATACAGCCTAGCTTTGCTTTGGAACAAGGGCTTTGTTGGCACCCTGCGCGTACTTGATTCATACGGTGCGTTGAAAAATGACTACGGCATCCGAGTGTCTAACCTTTACTACGACACCCAAAAGTAGGGCATAAAAAAGCCAAGGAGGGTTAGTTGGTTCCCGCATCCTTGGCTTAGTTCAAACAGTTTGATCGCGCTCGCTTATGCAAAAGTTAGCACACACTGCTAACTGGTCAATAATTATTTACCCTTACCCTTCAAAGGACGATACCACGTTTGTGTGCGGATTAAATTGCCAAATAGCATTGTTCCAGTGAACCGCTCTATCTTGCCCAAAGCTATACCTTTTCTCAGGTAACGCAATCCCGTACCCTGTGACACATTCAGTGATGCACAGAATTTATCCGTAGTCATCCAGCCTTTGCCTATGGGTTCTCTTGTCTTTGCTACTAGCATCGACCGCATCTCAACTGCCCAGTTAGGCGTGGTAAGTTTGGATTTGCGATGCTGCATAAAAGTTACCGTTGATGTTGCGAGTTTGGAAAAGCTGGTAGGTGCCATCGGAAAACAACAAACCATACGCCCACCCTTGTCCCCACCTTAGCTTGCCTGTCTTTTTGTTTACATAATCCATGTCTCTTCGACAAAGGCATCCGATGCTGCGTGCCTCAGTAGGCTCAAGAGATGCCACGCTTGATACCTCGATGGCGTGCACATGACCAAATAAAACGTTTTTATAAATCTGAGCGTGTAACCTACACGCAGATAAACCTGCATGATAACCATGAACTACATTCAGCTTGCCTAGCTCAAGCACCCCAAAATCGCTGTCGTAGGGCTGCATCTTGGCTTTGCACCGTTTTACCGTAGTTTCCAACTGCTTAATTCCATCGGTAGCGTAATCACGAATCATGCCCGTGCAACTGTTACGAAAGTCATAGATACGCTCATCGTGGTTGCCTCTCAAAAAGTGGTTGCTCTTACCACCCTCAAAGAACTTACGCATGAAGTCATTACCCATATCCCAGTCTTCAGATAACGACGCTGCTTTCTCCTCATCAGATGCACCTTTCCTAAGATTCCTAAAATCAAAATTGTCGCCTGCGTGTATGCGTATCTCAGGCTTCCAATCACGCATAAACGACCACAGCGCACCAACACTAGCTGCATCTGCCATGTCGCCGTGGTTATCGCTAACAACCACGAAACGCTGGGCGTGCTTGGACATTTTATTTCCTATTCTTTTTCTTACTAACTTTTGATCTGCCACCAATCCACGGTGCCACTGCAAACACAATACCCAGTCCAGCCGCTACGCTGGCAAAACGCTCAAATGTAAGCAAAGCCGAGTCTGCTGCATTTTTGTGTGTACGGGATATGGATAGCTTACCCAAAAGCAGTTTGTTAATTAACTCAGTCATGGGGTCGATTACCCCATAAAGTTCTGCTGTCATGGCTGGTGAGTTTAACGTGTCTATTTGCCCTTTATCACACGCTTCCCGTGTCTTCTGCAAATAGGCTTTAACCAACTTGTGCTGGGCTACAATTTCTGAAGGATGACCAAATTCGGCAATCAATCGCTCTGCTTCTAATTCCAGTTTGGTCAAAGAATCACAAAACTCTTTTGAGTTAATTAAACCCTTACTTGCCTTGGCCTGACCATCAACGATTGCCAAACCGTAGATGTCAAAAAGCGGACTCAGCACATTGCTTGTCAGCGCAAACTCTCGGTCACTTGCCGCAATGTTCTCCGATACCTTTTGCACCGTCATCACTCCTACGCCTGCAAAACAGATAACAGTTGCGGCCAACGCAGCGGTAATGACTTTCGGGTTCATTTCTTCAAGAGCTTGCTTGGATTCTTGGAATACCGTTTCGCCAGAGTTGTTAGCCCGTCAATAATCTCAGGTGAGATAACGCCTGCTACGCCATAGGTAATTGCTTTAACAAATGAGCTAACCTCAATTTGCTCGACGACAAACCACGCGATGCTGCTAACGATAGCAGCCATGAAGATGCGCCGAACACTGTTCCAAGCTGTGCCCCCAATAGGGTTGGCAAGCAGCCTTGCAGTCATGCCAGCCCCACCAATGACAGCGGTAAGCCACCCCGTCTCTTTCCAGAGTTTTGCCACTTCCATGAGGTCTTTGGGTTCGTTCATTTTTTAGACCTCATCTCCATGATTTTCTCAAGAGTTCTGCCCCCAAAATAGAACGACATTACCAGCATCCCCCATTGACCGAGGAGTTCCACAAACGCATCTCCAATGTCGATTGCCGTACCGTCAAGAATGGCGAGCAGAAGATACGCCGTGAGAATGTAAGCCAGCGTGATTGGGCGAATGTTTTTTGCCAGCCACGAATCAGATTCCATATCCGACTTTGCGCGTTCCGTGAGATTGTTTTGCTCGGTCTTGTACGCTTCAAGGTCAGCGTTCATCTTTGCCAACTCGCCATTCTGTGCCAGCGTCGCAAGTTCTAGCTGCGCCTTGGCCTTCGCTTCTGGGTCAGGAATGAGCTTATCGATCAGCTTCGTGCCGATGCCTAGAATTTCAGCGAGTGGAAACATGGTTAAACGGCTTTGGGGTTGGTGAGACGACGGAATAGGAAATAAGGCAACCAAACCCACTTTGGTATCTTGGTGATTTTTACATTGGTATTCTGTACCAGCGGAGCGTCAGCGTCCCAGAGCTTCACGCGAATCGGCTCGCCATCCGGTGAGCAGCAGTTGAGCAAAGAAACATTGCGTGTAGGAGCGCGGCCCTTAGTCCAATAGTTGTCGTATTGCCCTAGCTCCACCGTGCCCGAAATAACGCAGTTCTTGAGCTTAAGCCCGTCAATGGCTCCCTTCACCGTTGTTGAGCCTTGAATGACGCAGGATTGGAAGGAATAGGCGTTTCCGCGCACACAATCAATACTATCCTCACGGCTAGCAGGAATGACCAGCCCAGTAGCCGTTAGGTTGCTCACGTTTGAGCACTTAAACAAGTCGTCCCACTCGCGTGGGTTGCTTGGAGCTTGCCAGTCCTCAGACGTCACCAGCTTGCCGTTGTCCGCAGGGCCAACGTAGCTGCGCCAGTTTACGTCTTTTATTCCGGCCATTTTATTCAGCTTTCGGAGCCTCAGGCGCAGGCTGATTGGCTTTCACGATCTCGGTGAGCTTCGTGCGAAGTCCGCCGACGGTGGCGAGTTCTTCACCACGAAACGCGCCGCGAGTGGAGCAAACGTCGATGAGCTGAACTACGGAGGCGATGTCGTTAATGTCGATGGTGGGTTTTTGTTGTTCGGTTTCCATGTGTTTTAGTTGGATTTTTCGAGGGCCGCGACACGTTGGCGAAGTGCTTTCAATTCCGCAACCAGAATAGGAATGAGTGCCGAGTCACTGCGCTGCCATTGTTTCGTAATGGTTTCTGTGTCTTCGTCACCTACGCTCACTGCACCGATATGAGCAAACATTGGGTCTGCGGCGTGTTCTTCTTGAGCAATAAACCCTACGACGTTCTTGCCGTTCTCATCGCTGTTCTTCCAGTCAAACACGCGAGGTTTAAGACTATCAATTAAACGGCCAGAATCCGTGAAGTCGCGGAGGTTTTCTTTGAGGCGACCGTCTGAGGTGGTGTTGTAAACAACAGCGTTGGTCGTGGTGACGCGGGTGATGGAGCCGATGCCCGCCCCGTCTGATTTCCGAAAAGCGGCGAACACTGCGTTTGATTGATCGGCGGAATCCTTGAGCGAAATGCCGTCGATTGTGTTGCCCGTGAACGTGGTGCGGATGCTGGCTGCTTCGGTCGCTCCGCCGACCGCGAGTTGACCCGTCACCGCGAGGCCTCCACCTCCGGGCATGGACACTGCACCCGTACCGCTGATAACTAAGTCATTCCTGCCGTCAGTGGTGTTACGGATTGCAAAGTCACCAAATGACAAGAAGTCCGTACCAATTGAATAGCTATCCGTACTTGAACCTGTGCCGGTAAATGCTATGCGCGGAGTCTGTTTGGTGATTTCTAGGTTTCCACTAAACGTCCCAGTCCCTGTAACAGCGAGTCCGGTGGAGGAGAAGGTGCCAACCGTTGTGCCATTTGGAACCTGAACATTTACTGAAGTTGCACCTTTAACATAAAGGTTGGTTCCGTTGCCGCCAATAATTGTTGTACCGCTTATACGATAACCATTATCAGCCGCAGTTGCGTTAAAATAATCACCAGCGGTAACAATTCCCGTCGCGCTCAACGCGCCAGTGACGGCGACTGAACTTGCAATAAGTGAAATTGGATTTGCTCCAGCGTTAATCTGAAGGCCCGTAGATGTTTCTGTGGTAAAGAAATAAGTGCGACTATTTGTAGTGTCGCGAAGCGAGAAGCCTTGTCCCGCTGCTCCGCTAAAACCAACTCCCACTCCCTGCGCCCCAGCGGCACCTTGAAAAAGAAAAGTGAAATTGCCTTGTGCTGGCGTCGTCGCGCCCACCGTGCCGTTGATGTTGATGCTGGCCGTGCCTGTTAGGTTCGTGACCGTGCCACTTGTAGGCGTGCCCAGCGCACCATTAAACAGCACCGGAGCACCCGCGCTGCCAGTATTAACCGCCAGTGCCGTAGCGATGCCCGTGCCGAGACCTGAGACGCCCGTGCTGATGGGCAGACCTGTGCAGCTCGATAGCGTGCCGCTGGATGGTGTGCCCAATGGGCCGCCAGAATAAAGCAACGTTGAAGATGCGTCTGGCAGCGTGAACGTGCGTTCTGCGGTCGTAGGGCCAGAGAACTTCGTGAAGCCGTTTCCGGTGCCGCCATTCGATGAAGCAATGATGCCAGTGATACCCACCGTCACCGAAGCGTTGCCGTTCGTTACTGCGATGTTCGTACCAGCCGTAAGCGTAGCAGCTTTCCAAAGACTGTTAGTCGCATCGTAAACGAGCAACGCACCAGCAGCAGGCGGCGTGGTGATCTGCACGTCATGCAGTTCGTTTAGCTCATAGCCATTCTGCACGCGCACATATAACTCGCCGTTGCCGTTGTTCGCCTTCTCGACGATGCCGACATACACGAGATGATTAGGAGCGTAAGGCTTGACGTTCGTTAGCGACCCAGCCGTTGCACCGAGATAGAGTTGGTCGCCTTCTGTGTAGCTTCCGAGCGTCAGACCATCAACGACGCCGACTAGCGTGATCGTTCCGGTGCCGTTGGCCGCGATGCTTGCGTCGCTCACGATGCCGACCGTTTTGGCCGAGGTCGCGTCTCCCGTATTATACGCGAGTTTTACGCTCATGCGATTGCCCGTGGCACCAAACGCATATACGACTTGCCCTCTGGTGATGCTTATCGACTCGGCGTTCGTAACCGTAGCAACTAGCGTCTCCGCTGTCTGCGCGCCAGTCGTGGCAATCGAGATGCCGCCCGACGAGTTCGTGATCGTGACGCCCGTGCCAGCCGTAAGGTTTGCAACCGTGTATCCGGTGCCGTTACCGATTAGGAGCTGACCGTTGGCAGGCGTGGTCGAAACGCCCGTGCCACCGTCCGCAACCGCGAGATCGGTTATGCCAGTGATGCTGCCACCCGTAATGGATACGTTGTTAGAGTTTTGGGTGCTCATCGTGCCCAAACCAGTGATGTCGGTGTTGGGGATGGTGCTAGATGCCGTCAGAGCTGCCGTTCCGCTGCCATAAACGTAACCTGTCAGCGTGGAGGCACCAGTGCCGCCATCTGCCACCAAAAGGTCTGTAATGCCCGTTATATTGCCTCCGGTGATGGCAACCGTGTTGGCATTCTGGGTACTCATGCTGCCAAGCCCAGTAATGTCCGTGTTGGGAATAGTACCTGATGCAGTAAATGCTAAGGTGCCATTGCCTTTGATGTAGCCAGTTAAAGTCGATGCACCCGTACCACCATCAGCAACCGCTAAATCAGTAATGCCCGCAACTGAGCCACCAGTAATGGATACGTTGTTGGAGTTTTGCACGCTCATCGTGCCTAACTGAAGGTTATCACGAGCGGTAGATGGAGATACCAAGTCAGCCAAGTTAGCAGCCTTAGTCAGTTTCTCACTGTCCAGCTCATCAATTGCAGCCTGCACGTTGGTAGCTGCCACGTTGCCCGTAGCCGTGTAGGTAATCTGCACAGCAGAGTAATCACCGCTTGCTGCCGTAACCACACCGAGGCGACCAAACACCGAGGCCACAGCATCCGTGTTATCAACCTTTTCCCATGCGGTGCCGTTGCTGATAATCCAGTCACCCACCTCAAAGCTAATGGAAAACTGCGTACCTGCTACCGACACAACGTAGTAATCACCTTGGGTTGTGGATGCAGGTGGGTTAGCCAATGCGGGGTTGTTGGTGCTGGCATTCCATGTGCCCATGTAAGACAACTGACCAAGCACGCTATCTGGAATTTGCGTCAGTGGCACTTTACCACCTGCATCAAGCGTAGCCACACCGTTAGCGTTGGCTTTCTCAATTGCAGGTATCTTAGCCGCAAGGTCAGTAACAAGATTGGTTACTTGAGACTGAGCAATCTGGATGTTGTTAGCCGAAATGCTCGTAACACGACCTTTGCTATCAACCGTGGTGGTAGAGGAGCTGGATACGCTGCCATAGGTGCCAGCAGCTACGTTGGTGGTGGTAAGTGTCGGGTTGGGGTAAGTGCCCGTTAAATCGCCACCAGCAGCACCCGTAGGGGTACGCGAATCAGTAAAGCGTGGGTCATCACCAGCCGCAACCGTGTTGGCAGTAGTGCCTACGTTAAGCGTAGAGGAATTGCCCAAGCCCGTAATGTCTGTGTTGGGTATGGTGCCCAAAGCAGTAAAAGCCAAGGTGCCGCTACCTTTGATGTACCCAGTCAACGTGGATGCACCTGTACCACCGTCTGCCACAGCCAGATCGGTGATGCCAGTGATGTTACCACCCGTGATGGATACCGTGTTGGAGTTCTGCGTAGCAATTGTACCAAGACCCAAGTTGGTGCGGGCATCGGGTGCGGTAGAGGCACCCGTACCACCGTCTGCAATGGCAAGGTCAGTGATACCCGTAATGTTACCACCCGTGATCGAGATGGTACTAGCATTCTGAGTGCTCATCGTACCAAGGCCCGTAATGTCGGTATTTGGTATTGTACCTGATGCCGTCAATGCTGAGGTGCCGTTACCCTTCACATACCCCGTAAGCGTAGATGCGCCAGTACCACCATCAGACACAGCTAAGTCAGTAATGCCAGTAATGTTACCGCCCGTAATGGCGACAGCGTTAGCATTCTGAGTCGCAATTGTACCCAAGCCCGTAATGTCGGTGTTGGGTATGGTAGCCGATGCGGTCAAAGCAGAGGTACCATTACCTTTAACATACCCCGTAAGGGTTGAAGCACCTGTGCCACCATCAGCCACTGCTAGATCAGTGATACCCGTAATGTTGCCACCCGTAATTGCTACGGTGTTGGCATTCTGCACACTCATCGTACCCAGCCCCGTAATGTCCGTGCTAGGCACCGTAGGTGATGCCGTAAAGGTAGCTGCACCGTTACCCTTAACATACCCAGTAAGGCTAGTAGCATTTGTACCACCTTTGCTGACTGGCAACGTACCATTAACAAACCCAACACCATTTGCGATGGTGTTAAGGTTGTCCGTGTTGGTGAGGAAATTCATAGGGGCAACTAATGCCCCATTGCTGGTGGTAGCCGTAACAGATTGATTAAGAGGAGTAGATGGGATGCTCATGTTAAGAAGGTAGAGAGAAGCCAATTTGATCGGAGGCAACAGAGATAGCGTTGGTGTTGCCCACGGTGACAATGTAAGTCCAAGAACCCGTTGTCGTATCGTAGGTAGCAGGCACGCCTTGTTTGGTCACGGTATCCAACACCCATTGATACGGGTTGGTTGAAGCGTTGTAATCGTAAGGACGCACCACAAACGGCACGTTCTGAGCAACTGTGGATGATTTACGGATGAAGTTAGCCACAACGTCATTGGGAAACTGACATTGTACCGTACAACCCACAGGATAGGTATCACTACTCGTGGTAAGACCACCAAGCAATGTCGTGCTCACCGCATTTGATGCCAACCCAACAATCAAAGGCCGAGCAAAGAAGTATTGGGTAAATGCAACCACTGGTGGGATAGGAGTAAGGCTTTCCAAGCTGTAATTCAACGCACGCAACAGCACAGGCGATTGATAGAAAGGCATGACGTTGCCATTGGTATCAATGATTTCTACGTTAATCACGCTCTGGCATTCAAGAAAATTACCACGCTTAACACCGTTCATGCGTATCAATTCCATTGCCGTAGATGAGATAAGCCGCAAGTAGCCTTGATAACCAGCATACGGTGATACAATCGCTGTAAAGGTCGTGGTCTGCAATGGCACCACGCGAGCAATCGTAACCATCAAGAACTGCCGTGCCGTAGATGTGCCTTCCGTAAGCACCAAGGAAGTAATGGTGCAGTCTGGCACTAGTAATTTACCATTAAAGATGATGGTCGCAACTGCCCCAACTGCACGGTAGGCAATCAAGAACTGCCCATCACCCTGCCTGCTGACATCCACACCACCGCTTGCAATGATGCTAGAATTGGAATTAAGGGCATTTTGAAGACCCGGGGCATCAATGTCCCACCGCAAGGTAATCGGGTCTGTGGCTCCAACCGTTAGGCTAAAGACACCGTTGGTTTGGGCTGATGACACATCACCAATCGTTACCCGTAGGACGTTGGTTGTTGGGTCAATGTTGGTATCAATAGCCCCATTGGTGGTAAAAAAGAATTTATGCTCAGTTTGTGAACCTACCGTCAGCACCGGAAACGGCGCAGGTAAAGTGTTCAGCAGGCTAACCGTGCGGGCACGGGCAAGATCAGTGGCAGATGTGTTGATGAAATGGTTCATGGTTTTTCAGATGGGGTTATTCCAAGGTCAGGAATGAATTTATTCAAGGCTTCCCTTCGTTTAGCGCAAGGTTCACAGCCTACCAGATTTGTCTTAAAAATAGCATCACTAGCACGAGCAATCGGTTGTGCTACGCTAGATACCAAATCACCAAGCCCATACATACACCTGCCGTATTGTCGCCACTTAGGACTAGGCAAAGGACAAATGCTGCATTTATCCCCATAATGATTCATGTTATGCTGTTGAACACATGGGGTTAAACATTTTTTACAAATATCACGCCTTATCAAATAAAGCCCTTTAGGTATGTTCATGTTCCAGATGGTTCTACATCAGTAATTACAATTGAACCGTTTGTTGATGGTTCAAGAACGGTGTAAACAGGAGTTTCAGTATCAACATGGTTCCAAGTATATGTTCTTGGCGTACTTCCTTCCATCCAAGTTATCTGAAAAGTTGTAAATCCTGTAAGATTAGGAAGGGTAAATTTATACTTAAACCGCATGATGGAATAAGTAAGTTCGTCAGATTCCAAATCTCTAAAAGCCATGCAAGTTCCATCCCATGTGTTAGGATAAGAAGGCAGTATGGCTATGGTTGCAGCAAAAAGATCATCAGTTGTGTATTCCTCGGACAATGTAGCGACAACCGTTCCAGCATATTTGAAGCTAGGGTATTCCGAATAACAGATTTCATCTCCAACAAATGTTTCGGTTGTTGATGTAACAACAGGGACACATTCGGCTGCATAACAAGGCACCAATGCTTCGCTCCATCCCGCAACATAAGTTCCATTAACAGTTATTGAATCAACTATCAATGAACCGTAATAATCGTATTGTTGCGACCCGCCGAAAGCATTTTCGCCAGTATATTCAACATCACCTGAACAATCCGTGCTAGTAGAAGAATAACTGTATTCATACATTGTTCCAGTTGGAGCCAATTTACGATAAATTTTAGGAGGAGAAGAAACGTGGCCGGGCCATTCAACAAATCCATATTTGTAGCCAACCGCTGAAATTGAATCACAAAGTAATTGTGGCTGATTTGCCGAATAAAGAACAACCGAACCTGTTCCAGTTCCACAAGAATTTGTGGCAAAAAGTTCTATATTGTAATCAATATCACTTCCAACAGTTCCATATATTTGACCAGTGGTATTATTAAATGACGCCCAAGAAGGCAAATTAATACAAGCAAAAGAAGTAGGCGAATTTGTAGCCGTTATGTAATAAGAAAAATAATCACCAACAAAAACAATGACTTTGCTGGCACTTGTTATTGATGGCGATGGGCCAGTAACAACAAAAGAAACGCCTTTGTTTGGGCTAGTTCCACAGGAATTAGTTGCCGTAATTCCTATATTTACAGTTCCACACGAGGTTATTGCACCACTGATAAGACCAGTTGATGTGTTTATTGTTAATCCTGTTGGCAAACCCGTAGCCGCAAAACTGGTTGGATTACCAGATGCAGTTATTTGATATTCAAAATAAACATTTATCGTTTCAGCTATTGGCCCTAATTCACTCGTTATCGCTGGTGCTGGACAAGGCACATCAGCAGCACAACTATCACACGTTGGGCATCCTTTGGCTGGGGCTTTAATGTAAATAGCCATTAGTACGGGTCACTAGCTAAAATAAGCATTTTTTTGGCTACTCCACTGGAACACACATCAATTTCTTTTATGCCCATGTTTTGAGTAATGTTATTAAAATTCATAACAATTTTTTTACTTAAAACATTATTGGTAAAAGACACACTGTTTGTATTATCAATATCTACTGATTTCAAAAGAGTAGAATTAGGGTCGCTTTGATCTAAATAATACCTAAAATGAAGTTCGTTAAGTTGCGTAGTTAAATTTTGACCATTTGCAGCAGGTTGAATCCCAATTCGTATTCTGCCTCTTGGCTTTCTTGATATGGTGGTACTGGTGCCCGGCACTTTGAGTTTCTTTTCAGGGCTGCTAACCATTTTGATATTGATGCCTGAAGCTGCTTCAATCGAGGCAATCAACTGCACCAATTCATTATGTTTCTCTGCCATTTCAGCAAAGGCAGAAGGTACTTTACCTATTCTGAGATGACTTAGATCGGGCATAAATTAAATGGCTTTAACAAACCTGCGTTGCCGTTCCCAAATGCTGCCATACCAAAGACTCAGAACTGAATCTTGTGATTCAATGGAATAAGAATTAACATTACCTGAATCTGTTGTAACATTACTTTTGTAAGCTGCTAAAGTAGGTGAAGTAGCCACTATACCAAACCCACCATCGCTAAGGTACTCAGCAACAAATTGACCTGACGTGGTTGTGCTTCCATAACCCCACGGTGTTTGGTAAAGGTAACGTGTGCCAAACTTAACTGGAATTTGGTCAACTTGGGTAATGGGATAACTCGTTGTGCCGTCACCAGCCGTGGTGGGTGGCACCGTGGCATAAGGAGCGGTGTTTCCTGCCACTAATTGAGCACGCCAAGCATAAAGGCTGGTAGATGTCCCTGCGTAGGTCGGATTGCCTGTAACGCCAAGCAAACGTACCTGTAATTGATTTGGGGAGGATGCTGCCGTGCCAGTCACATTGATGCGCCACCAACCATCACCCACGCTGGCAATACCCCAGCCGTTGCCGTAGATGTATTGGTCAGACAGTGGTTGGCCGATAGCCAAATCAACAGACACGTTGGCAAAGGTGCCTTGACCCCCGTTGTAAAGGCCAACGTCAACTCGGCTATTGTCCCCTGCTTTGACGAACACGCTGCCAGTAATTAAACCCGTTGCCGTGTTAGCACTTTGGCTAACGTAATGCTGACTGTTGCCCGTGGTATCGGTAATGCGGGCTGCTGATTGAGTAGCCCCAGCGCAAACGGGAATTGTGGCATAATTTCCCGTTGAAGTAGCACCCGACAAAGACCAAGGTGAAGCATTGAGGTTGTCGTAACTGGTCAACAAATTGGAAAAAGCTACGGTGTTGCCCACCATGTAGTAATCTTTGGTTTCCTTGGTGGTAACGATGTGGCTGTAAGGGTTGCGGCCCAACACCAACAGCGTGCCTTGATAACCGGGGTAGTTGTAAACATCCGATGAGAAATCATTCCATGACGTAGGCAACGTGGTGTAAACCCGTGTCCACTCTACCAGCCCACCTAGACGATCTTGGAAATCTACGTCATCTGCAAAGTAAACCTGTGGTAAATTGGGGTGTGGGGTGTTGGCGTCAGGCCGACTGTAATATGCCCGCAACTGCATAAAGCGGGTACGGTATACAATGATCTGACTGTTTTGCGGGTATGGGCGGGTTTGCTCAAACGCACGAGTAGGCGTCTCAACCGAGAACGCTGGTTGATCTGCCGCTGTTTTGTAGCCAAAGATGGTAGCCATGTTAGTTTACGGTGGGTGTTAAACTGTTCTTAATTGCCTCAAGCAACTGGTTAGAGGTCGTGATCTCAGCAGCAATTGAACTAGAATCAGGTGTAATGCGTTGTTGCATCCCAGAGCTACCAAAAGATAAGCGATCAGCTACGCTTGTTTCCAATCCTAGGGCACGTTGTTGCTGGTAGGCTGCTTCACCCGGGGCACCTGTTAAAACAGCGTCACGGGCTTGCTGACGAGCTTTGGCAGCTTGTCTAGCCAACCGTTCAGTTTCAGATAGCGGACGTGGGCGACCATTGGCAAAGGTACGACCTGCACCAGCAACCTGCTCACTAAGCGACTGCGACACGTCAATCTGACGCTGCTGCATATTTATTTGAGATGCACGATAGCTTCCTTCAGCTTGTATTTGATTTGCTCTAGCACTAGCTTGTTCAAGTTTTGTACCATACATTTCAGCAACTCTAACTGCTTCTTTTGCAATGTTTAATTGGACTTTTGCTAGTGAAATTGCATTAGCTCCACCAGTTTCTTGAAGGTAATTTATCTTAATAATCCCTTGTTCCTTTGAACTAATATTAAGAGATTCAGCTTCAATAGTATTTTGTGCTGCTTGTAAGGCAATTTGCTTTTGGATTAAATTGTTTTCAGCAGATGCTATTTGTAATTTTGTACCACCATTTGTTTTAATATCCTGAAGCTGTTTTGTCGCTGCGTCTTGTTCGATTTGAGCAATATCAATAATATCAACTTTACGTTGCGACTGGATTTCTTGAATAGCAGTTAAACTGTTTTTATTGGTTTGAAGATTTGCCGTTTCAATTGCATTAGCACGCTTTGCTGCAAAAACTTCAATTTCAGCTTGTTTAACCGCAAGTTCAGATTGTTTAATTTCAGCGGGATTTTTTTGCGCTAAAGCTATTCTATTTCTTTCTTTACGAGCATCTATCAATTTTTGTTCAGCTACGGCAACTGCGGTTAATTGACTGATTTCCTGCAATGAAGAAATGTTTTTTAATGATTCAGCTTTGATTGCAAGAGTAGCATTTTCTTTAACTAATGCACGCTGAGTTAATTCACTAGCATTGGCATATTCAGTTTCTTTTACTTTAGCATCTTCTACTCTTTGTTTTAATTCAGCATAGGTACTTGCATACGCGCTGCTAATTAACATCGCAGTTTGATGATATGCCTTGCCCAAAAATGATGTGCCTTCTAAATCTGCAATATCCTTTTTTGCCGTTTTTACAAATTCAACTGCATCTCTAGCCCTACGTTTAGCAATGGTGGCTTCAGCAGTTAAGCCATATTTGGAAATTGCAGTCTGTTCTGTCGAAGCCAATTGAGCTTCTCCTGTTTTTTCTTCAGAAACAGCTTCAGTTGCTTTCCGTTGAAAATAATTTGGTACAGCTTGAATAAGCGATGTCATTATCGCGCCAGCACCCATGAACAACAAACGTTTGAACATACCACCACCAACCAAGGATGCAACGGAAGTCCCTACTTCTGCTGCGCCTTCACCGCCACGAACTGCACCACCACCACCACTTTGTGCAGCACTTTCCTTGGCTTCTTTTCGGATTAAAGATTGAAGTTGAGATTGTTTTTTAATGATAGCCAATTGCGCTTCTAAATGAGCTTGTGAACCTTGTTCATAAGCCTGTTTTGTCTTAGATAATTCAGTTATTTGCGTAGCTACGCTCTTGATTTTATCAATAGTGCTTAATTGCTTAAACATTTCTTGATTTATAGCTTCGGTAACTTTTTTAGTACCGTTCAAACCACTAAAAGCAGCATCAGTCTTTTGACCAACCTGCTGCATAACCCCTGTCAGCTTTTGGGCCTGAGCTTCTGCCTTGGAGGTATCAAGGGATATTTTAAGGGCGACTTCTTGGGAAAATGACATGGTTGGTTATCCTTTTTTAGACTCTGCCATGATTCGGTTCATTTCTTCAATACATTGTGAACGCATTGAGTCAAAATTACCGTAGTTCTCTTTGCCAGAGGTACGCTTGTCAGCAGCCCGCTGGTATTGAATTAGACGAGGAATTGGGGTATCCCCTAGCAGTTTACCGCTCATGGGGTCAATTGGCCCTAAACTCGACGCAACGGCTACTAGAAGGGGTGCTACGGAATGCACCGTAGGTGGCTTACCCATGTGCTTTTTTTCTTCAGGCGTAGGTTCACCACCTGATGGTAGGTCGATAAACACTCTATCCATAAAGGAAAATATCTCGCTCACGCACTCATCGTACCCGTGTGCGATGACGTACCGAAACACCCGATTACGAAACTTACCCAACCTGTAGGCATTCCTTAATGGTTGGCTGGGGTTGTTTTTCTGGTTCAATTGCCACAAGAAAAACTCAACATCCTTCATCATTGGCGCACTTTGCCATACCACGAATGCGTTGTCCGTACCATCGAGGTACAACAGGTCTTTGGGGGTAATTAGACGAATGTCCTCACCGCATACCTTAAACGTCACATCATCGGCAAACGCATCGGCACGACGCGAGGCTTCTTCTGCTAATGACACACCAATGGATGGTGCGTATTTGGTGTTCCACAAGTATTCGTAAAGCGTCTCTGGCCCAGCAAGAATGGCTGCTTTAAGTTGTTCCTCTGGTGTTGGAGCAGGTGCGGGTGCTGGATTGTCTTCTTGCATGGTTTGTAAATAGAAAAGCCCGCCCGTGCATGACGGTGCGGGCTTTCATGTGCCGTATGTGGTTAGGCGTTAGATTTTCTGCATAGCCTGAATATCGCAGACCCAGAAATCACGAGGACGTTCTGGCATACCGATTTCAGACACAACGTAGGTGATGTTCGTGGTAGCACCGTTGGTGGTACGACGAGTCACAATAAACTCATCAGAGTTATTTGGAACGTTGGTGGTGTTGGTAGCGAATTGGAGCTGACCACGCAGGGTGTTGCGCTCTTGGAACAACACGAAGCCGTTAGGAGCACCGAGTTCAGTCGTGCGACTGGTGGATGCGGTGGGTTCAGTTGGGCTGTATTCGTTGCAGATGAAACTCACACCATTAGCGTTGCCAGTGGTGAAAGTGAGGATGCGCGAGCCATAGCCTACGCCAGTGGTGGATGAGTATGGAAGTGCCATAAAATAAGGTTGGGTTGTTTAACTGTCCAAGTAGTTAGCAGGTGGAATTACTAAATCAATCTGAAAACGTAATTCTGTGCGATCTGTTTCTGTGGCTTCATCGGCACGATAATTATCACCTTGGTCAATGATGTCCAACATACCGTAGCCACCGATGATATTAGCGGTCATTTTCTGTGCTCCACGAGACAAAAGGTAACGCACTCGGCCTACCATAGCCCCATGTTGTGAAGTAACACCCGTGTTAATTTGGCTATGACGTTGAGTAATAACGGTAACGGACAAAGTACCGCGACGGTAATTGTAGTATGCCGTACCCGTGGAGGTAAAATTCATCAAATCATTGGCTCGGATAAACCCACCAGACTGCACTTCTATGCGGTTTTTAGGCATTTGTAAGGGCATTCTAGGCCCAAATGCTGCCAAGGTGGTGCCAGCGGTATCTTGAGTTAAAACAGTCACAAAACCAGCAGCAATGTTGTCACCGATGTTTTCAGATTGGCTGGCAGTTGGGGCACTCATTTGAATTGTAAATAGGGATAGGCTTGCTGGAGCTTCTTGAAATCCTTGTTCAGCAGCAAACCAAAAGTTGCGGCTTGGTATGCTATGCGTTGATTAACCACTTCGTTCAAAGCCACATCAATTCGTGATTCGCGTATGCGCGGGTATCGGTTGATTAACGTAAGGCTAAAATTGCCGTTAGATTTAGCTTTGATGGAATAACCGTTTAGGTGGTACTTACCATCAGACGCTCGTGCGCTTCGTATTTTGGATAAATCCTCAGTGGTAAAGCTGCCGCCGCCACCACCTGCTGACTCAATGCTTGTACCGAGGGAATCGGAGATTTGCAGGATGGATTGCCGAGCTAAACCAATGGCACCTTGAGCTGCTTTGATAATACCGGGCAAGATGCTGCCGTATTCGTTAGCGTGTTTGTTAATGGTATTCCACGTCCTTGTTTTGTAATGCTTGTTGTCAGGCGTAAAGGCACCCGCATCATTCACATTGCCCACAATCTGGAATTTGCCGTTGCTGGTTTTACGCCAAATACGACCAACCTGACCACCTTTACGTCCGGTGTTAGCAGTCATGCCAAATGCCGTTAGCGTGGACATACGGGCTTGTCTGGTAGCTCGGCTACGACTGCCCAACAAAACCTTAGCAGGGTTAGCAATTGGCGTGTGTGCCATCCATTGCTTGCAAATGATGGATGCCTCGCCCATCGCCCAGTTTTCAAAAGTGCTGCCTGCGCTAGTAGCAATAGCGTTACCAATAGCGGAAAATTTGCTTAACTCGGCAGGTTCAAAAGGCATCAGAGGTCGCTTGGACGGCAAGTGAAGATGTAATGCGCCAAATCAGTGTTCACAGCCTGTACAACCCACTGACCTTGCTGTGGCCCACCATCAACCTGAAGGATTTCACGAATGTATTTTAATGGGTCGTTGGCAAATTGAATACGAGGAGCGTAAATCACAATTTCATTTTCGGATTCATACCCCGGCTCCCTCAAATGCATCATGGATGCCGTGGATTGCACGACACCCGTGTAGTTCTCGTTCGTTAAACGGAATGGTATGGGCATCCCGGTTGTGGATACCTCTAAGAACGCTTCATTAACTTCTTTTTCAAATCCGTCCATAGAGGCACATTCCTACAACTGTAAAAGCAGGTCAATCCTGCTTTTCAGCGGCTAACTTGGGGGCTAGACGACGGTTAATGAATTTCATCATACCCTGACTAGGCTTGTTTTTGTCACCGTAGTAGCGTTGGTGGCAATGCAAGTAGTGGGTTTCGGATAACAGCGTGTTAAGGAAAAACACATCCATGTCGTCGTGATAACGTACCAAAATGGCATCCAATTTCTCAAGTTTGTTATGAGCTTGGAAGGATGCGATAAGGTCGCGCTCATTCCCGCCAGAGTCCAATTTGAGGATTTGTGCGTCTGGCAGTTCTGGCACGTCGTTGGGTGTGACTTCTTTTTCATAAGCCACAAGTTTTTGGTCTTCGTTATCCTTCGCAATGCTCTTTAACGTGTCTTCAAGGTATTTTACCACCGTTGAATCGCCATCGTAGCAATGCACGGAAGCCCCTTTCCATCGCTTTACAGCCCATCTTGGGAAGGCACCCACACCAGCACCTATGTCGATGATGGAAAGTGGCTGATTTGGCCCGTAATTGAACAGTGGCACGTCGTAGGAGCCGTTGAGCACGTCACCATCATGCAAATCGTCGATTGGGTAGTCTTTCGGCCACAAACGGACAAAACGCTCACGATGCCCACCCATTAGCCCCGGGATGCGTGGGCCTGAAGCCATAAAAGTACGGATATGGTCATGGGGCATACCGTAACGCTGTGCCATCATGTCCACCATCTCGTCATCGCTAATGGTAAATTGCAGAGGGTACACGATCTTGCCCACATGACGTAATTGGCAACGGGTGTCTGCGTAAATCTCGCCACCATCCTCAAGCACTCGGTTACAGAATGCCCAATCCTCGGACAAGTAAGTGCCATCTACGGCACGCATGGGGAAGAAATCGTACCGGATGCTGGTTTGGTCAGGGTCGCCACGATAAACCATTTCAGGGTGCTTAGAAATCATGTCCTCAAGGGCTTTGCGCGTGATGAGCAACGCACCCGTACCAGCGTGTTTGATTTTAAGGTAGCCATTTTCATCTACCTTTTCACCGGGGATGTAATTCACCACCCAATCCAACGATGGCTGTTTCTTGGGATACAACCCGCACACGATGTCCTTGTTGGCATTCAGCAACCGTTGGAACTGCCGTGGCTCAATGATAATGTCTGAATCAAGGAAGAACAAATGCGTGCAATCAGTCTGAAGGAATGAGTACGCGAGGTTGTTACGGGCACGAGCAACACCATCGTTCATCATGTAGCGAACCTGCGTCTCGCATTTGCACGAGGACGCAATGATGCGAATAGATTCAGAAGTGTGCAGCTCCAATTTCCAATCTGAGGTAGCAACGGCAATAAATACCTTGGGAAGTTTTGGCACCTCAACCAATGCGGTTTCGGATGGAGCTGGGAAAGTGAGTTCAGGAGGATTAGTTGACATAAAATTATTTAGCGTAGGTTGCAGAGTAACGAGCGATTTCACCGGGGATGATTTCCATGTGTTGAAGTTCACCATTCATTCGGAACATCCCAAATTCAGCGGTAAGGTTGTCCTCAATGTGGAAACCACCTTTCTCCAACGATGCTGCTACCAGACTCTCAGGATGAAATGAGCAACCAGCAGAAAGCAAAGCAGGGACATTCTCGTAGGTTTCAAAATAAGCCTTGGCTGCTTTGACACCTAGCACAGCAAAACGGTCATTAACCCCACCGTAGGTGCCCCACCAAGGAGTGTATGCGTCATCCTCATACACGGGTACATCAAATTTGAACTTGTGGAAATGCAGATCAGGACGGCAGCGAATCACCGTATCAAATGCTTCCAAGTCTCCCGTGCGTTCGTTGGTAAACTTCCATGCACGACTAAGGTGCCACAGTTGGCGCATGATGCCTTGCAAGGGTGATACCCCCGGCGTCTTTGTCGGAGTAATGCTGTACGGTGCGTGCTCTGTGAACGATTTGTCAGGCAACGTCAGTTCAGGTGGCGTAACTTTCTCAATGTGTACGTTAGCCCAATCTTTCTTCAACAATTCTGCTGACTCGGCTTGTTCGTCATCGGCGCATGACACAAAGAAATGCGGATTATCGAACTTTCGATACACTGCCCATTTTTGCGATGGGTAGCAGCGTGCAAATGTACGCATTTGGCCTGACAGGATGATAGCGGTGTTACTCATGGTTGTTTTGTGTGTGGCTGGAAAATCTTACGATCAGAATTGTTTGGGATATAAAAGGTCAGGTTGTAATCGGCAAAATATTGACCGGGCTTCAAAACACCCTGTGTGCAAATCCAATCCCAAAAGGTCGCTTTTTTACGAAGTATCAGCAGCAAGGCATCTTTTTGTTCAAAATTAACGTAGAAGAATCGCCCGTGGTAATCACGCAGGTACAACCAATCATTGCCTGACTGCACCCAATCAAAACCTTCAGGTGCTTTGCGTAGGCTAGTGTAAATACCCCAGCCTAAAGCAGAGTAATTCAAATATGGAGGGGTGTCGGTCATGTGCGTTTTAAAATACGGCTAAGACCAAGCAAGCCGTTGTTGTTGTCCCAATGACGCATCACCTGCCATTGGTCGTTGTTGGCAAGAAACTCGTAAATCGCACGAGTAATACCCGTCTGACCATTCTCACCATTGTCACCAAAAATAACGGTATCGTGCAAAAAGATAAAGTGATCTACCCTGTGAGCAAATTTCAATTCAGCCCGCACTTGGTCAGCCGTGTGCAGGGTGTCGATAAACAACAAGTCGCAGATTGGAATGTCCTCAAGCGTTTTGGTGTCAGCTTTGGTGAACTTCCAAGTGGTACGCAGGTTCTCAGGTGGGGTGTACGGTGTATCGTTAATGTCAAAGCTGTGTAGAATGCCTCCCCCGTTCGATTCTAGGCCATGTAACAGGGCAACCGTACTGTTACCAGTCCTAGTGCCAAATTCCACGATAGAACCGCACAGATAGGCATAGCCTGACAATGTGCTGAGGTGTTCGTTGATGTCTTTGTGCGTACCGTTACGACAAGCCATACGTTCTTGGTAATCTTTTTCTAGGTCTTGGTTCATAGAATTATTTCCACTTAGGAGGACGACCACCCAACAGTCCGTTTCTACGGGCTGCTGCTGTTTTGGCGCGTGATTTCACACTGCCAGCTTTGGCAAAGCGTGATGGCACAGTTTTCTTCTTTTTCATGCGGGATAAATAACCGATGAATAACCCAACAACTACCTGCAAGCATAAACCCAACAAAAGCAAAAACCCCACCCGAATTAACGGATGGGGTTCTTACTATTAAAACAGACCTAAGGGAAATTAGGCTTGGGTGTATTGTTTCTGGCTGAAACCAACAACGCTAACGGGGAACGAAGGCGAGTTCGTGCCACCGATAACACGGTCAATGCGGCCATAACGGTAAACTTCGCGGGTGTCCACAGAGACAACTTGCGAGGTAGCACCCGTGATCTGCGTGAAGGCAACATTGGCATTGCTCCAATTGGAGTTGTCCGACGATTGCTTGAACACGAGGTCAAGGGTGGGGCTGGTGCCAGCCGTAGCGTTGCCAGCGTCCACACGAAACAGCACGTTACCGATATAACCGTTCATATCGTATGGCGTGCCGTTGGCGGTTGCGGCAACCGCTGCCACAGGGAGGGCAGCGATTGGAGTGACGTAATTAGGGAGATCGTAGATCATGGTAATTTATTCCTTTAATTAAGGGTTGATAGGTTCGGATTACTGAGCAGCCGAATCCGTGGAAACACAGAACGAAGGCCAGTGACGGACACCGAAATCGGTGAACAGGTTGACGGTAACGACAACTTGGTTGTTCGCCGCTTGGGTGTATGGGTCAACGACGACATCGTAACCAGCCCAGTCGAAGAACATAGCCTGACCCCACGCACCGAAGATCGCTTTGTTGGCGTTGCTGCCAGTGGTAGCGATTTGGTTCGTGATGTTCACGGGATAACCGTTGGTCATGTTGTCATCACCCGAGAGGAACACAGGGTAATTCGGGACTTTGACGGTGGTCTTCCACTTGGCGCGAACCGTGGGGTTCGTGAGCCATTGCATCGTGCCGAGGTCAGCGTTCGCAGACTGAATCTGCTGTTCAAACTTAACGACGTTCGCCCAAGTAGGAGCGGTGCCGAAAGTGACGCTGGTGATGTTGTTGCCGCCGCCCGTAGAATCGGTGGTAGGCCCATTGAGGATGCCCATAGGCTGCGAACCACCCGTGCCTTGGATACCAGCCAAATCTTTAGCGATAGCGATAATGCGAACATGGTCGTCACGCACAAGGGCTTCCGCATCGAGGGAGGACTGGGCCAGCAATTGCTTGCTGTAAGCCGTGCGAGCAGCAAGACGGCGAGGAGTAGCCGCGAGCTGTGCAAACGACTGCTTGGTGTCGGTAACAGCGTCACCTTCAGCCAGCCAGTAAGCGGTAGCCGCACCGGACTGACGTGGGATGGCGATGTTGCCAACCAGACCGCTCATCGTACCAACGCCGAGTTGGGTGAGGAGGGTGCGGTTACGAAGCAGCTCGATGAAGGAACCACCAAGGAAGTCCGTCGCAACAAGAGCACCCGCTTGGGAGAAGTTGTTGGTTTGGAGCTGACGTTGGAGGTTTTGACCGTAACGGCTGTTGGCGAGGCTAGGCGAAACGCGAAGCATCGCTGCCGTCATCTCAGGGTCAGCGTATTCAGCCATATCATGCGGCATGATGAAACCGCCAGCATGGGCTTCACGACGGTATTGCTTAGAAGCAGCGTCGGAGGCTTCTTTTTCCAGACCATCAAGAGGACGGTTTTGGGAGAGAAGGTTGATAGCGCGGGTCAGGCTGTACCGACGCTTTTCTTTCTTGTTCATGCCAATGACAGCGGGCTGGCTGACAGCGGTAGCCTTAAGGTGATCTTCCACGACGAATTTGCGGAAGCTATCGAGGGATTCGCCATTCACGATGGCGTCCATAACACGCTCGGAGGAGACTTTGAAGTTCTCACCGATAGCGCGGATATTGGCAACTTCATCCTTGCGGGTGACGTTGGCGTTGGAGGGAGCAGGAGCACGCTCGGCAACCGTAACGGCTGGAGCAGCAGGAGTATTTTCAGCGGACATATTAGTTTTTGGTTTCTCTAAAGGTTGTGGTTGGGAACGACCCACGCCAACGGAAGCGTCGGCTGGGATGCTGACGAGGCTAATTTCATACGGTTCCCACGAGTCCACACGGTAGCTGTCCCCAGCATCGGTGTTTTTCTCCGCGAGTACCATATTCTTCACACGGTAGCCTACGCTGACCAAGCTACGGATACCGTCTTGCACGTCCTGAAAGATGTCTAAGCCATGCTTGGAGCGGTTCTTTGAGAACCGGACAACCGCACGAGCTTTGCCGCCTTTGATTTGGCAGCTTTCCACGACGCCGATCTGGTCTTCAGGGTCGTGGTTAAGGAGGAGAGGAGCTTGTTGACGAAGACGCGAGAGGTCGCACGCCTTATCGGTACACTCCAAAATTTCATTACCAAAGAAGCGTTCAACCGGAGCTTCAGAAGCAAACGATAGCTCAACGGTACGTTTGTCGGCATCCATCGACCCACGTTCAACATTGAACTCGCGGGACATGGCTTTTAAGCGACTGTCGCTTAGATCAATTGGTTTTTTATCCATATAGGGTAATTTGTTAAGTATTGTTTCCGTATTTTTTGATACACGGTCAAGATAGATTATATAGGCTTACTTGTCTTCCTCTTTGGTTTTCTTTGTAGAGGCTTTGTCTTCACCGGGTCTTGGCGAGGGGAAGTTAGGATTAGGGTCAGGCAGAATAACGCCCGCTTGGTCAGCGAGCTTTTGCTCCATAGCTTGTTCCTGCATGATGTCTTCAAACGTCTCTTGGCTGGTTTCTTCAACCACAGAGGTACGAGACTTGATACGATTGTTGATAGCTTCGACAGAAGCAGCGACATCCTTTTGTGGGTCAACCCACGACCAACGACGGGGACGGAACTTGTGGTTCTTGAATTTGGCGAGCTTGGTAAATGGGAGGGCTTTACCAGTGTAGGGGTCTTTGATGGTTCCATTGAGTAATCCAATTTCCAGCCATTTTAAGAACACGGGGGCTTCAAATTTATCAATCCACCACGTTTGTAGGGCTTTGAAGTGTTCACGATCTTCAAGCAAACCAGCACGAATAGAACTGAAGTTTACTTCAGTGAGATCGTTGGCGATGGCGTAGTAACTCATGTCCAGACCTGCGCCAATTCGACGTAGGCGGGTTTTGACGAACTCACCATACTGTTCATGCGGGTAGGCTGGGTCGTAGGTCTTAAAGTCCAAGCCGGGAGTTTGGCTCAAATCTTCAATCAAGCCCGGTTCGGCATCCATGCTTTTGTCGCCTTCGTTGATTTCCTGACCTTCGTAAGCTGGGCCGGGGTCGTTGTAGGCACGAGTGATAAAACCCATCTTAGCTGCACCAGTACGGGCTGCAACAATAGCTGCTTCATCATAACCATCGAGCATCTTCAAGTCTCGCATGATACCGCACAGCCAAGTTGTATCACGAACTTGTGTGATACGGGTACGACGGAAAGGATGAAGGAAGCCAGAGGCATCCATGCGTTCAGACCAGTAACCCTCTGCGTGCCACCATTGTTGATCGCCGGGGTATTCTTTGAGGATGTAGTAAGCCGTGGATTTGAAGTAACGATCTACCTCGACGCCCATACGCACTTGCACATCGACCTGACCACCGGGCTGACGAGTTAGTTCGTTACGGTAGTCATCAATGATGTCGCCTTCAAATAGCTGAAGGGCAAAACCGAATTTGTTAATGTTTGGGTCAACAACCCACTTCACAAGAGTATCACCGTCACGAGCAGTAGAACGTAGCGCAAGACGACCACCTTCGTTGAGCGTCATGTCACCCGTAACAAACGGGTTCTTCTTCCACTCCATGTAAGCGTTTTCAATTACCTTTGCGTCGTTGGAATCCACTTGGAACTCCAATTTCTTCAAGGCATTCATGCGCCATTCACCAGCCAAGGAATTGAAAATTATACCGTGGTGGTCGTAAATGTTGTCTTCCAGCCGAGAGAGGAATCGGCGGGTGTAGGGTTCATTTCTTTCCAGCTCACGGGCACGACCTCGTAAGGTGCGTAGGCGTGTCTTTAATTCTGCGTCACCAGTGGTGAGGGGTGCTAAGAAGTCTTCAGTAAGACGGTTCCATTCAGCACCAGCATAAGAGCGTTTACCGATGATCTTGTGCATCGGTTTTTGTTGTCCGCTAAAAGCATTTTTACCTGCTTTCAGTCCAGCCGTAATACGCTGAAGAAAAGGAATGTTGGAAGCCATAGTTCAGGAGGTTACTGCCACGGTACACGCTGCTGCCAAGGGTAGGCACGGATGTTGAGCGGACGAAAACGGATACCAATTTTGTTGGAGCCACCAAGACCTGCATTAAGCCGAGCCTTAGCTTCTTCACGACGAACTTCAGATGCGAAGCGTTCACGCATTTTCCAAAGTTCAGAGAGATTTGCCAGAGTGTAAGCCTGACCGTTTACTTGTGCAGTGGTGACACTCTTGGAGGTAAGTTTTGCAATGGTCGTTTCAATCTCGACCAACATCTTGCTGGCAAACGAGCGAGGGTCTGAACCATTAGGAGTTGCTGCAAGGTTGGCTGTAACCTCTAGCTGTTGAAAGAAAGTATGAATCTGAAACTGTTGAGTGCCGCTCGTGACATACGCCCCGATGGAATATAATGCAGGTTCCCATGTAGCAGTGGTAGCAGTTGTAAGCGTAACCTGAAATAACACGTCACTAGCCGATGCTTGCACAGCATCAAACTTGTAAATGTTTTTTGTAGAACGGATGACATAATGCAGCGTCCAGATGGTTGCTGGATAGTCGTCAATCTGTCGAATCCACGAGACATTATCGCCTGCTGCAATCGTCTGTGGTTCGCGTAATAGAGTTGGGATTGTTGCGCTCAAGGTGGTATTTCACTGCATATTCTGTAATCTTATGGGGAAATCAAGATAGATTACATACGCCAACGACCAACAAATCCACCTCGCCCTATTCTGCGGGTTGCTCGTGCCTGTTGGCTGCGTGCAACTGCTGGTGAGTCTAGCTTGGGTTGGTCGGGTGTCTGAACAGGTTGCTGCAATGGCTCAATAGGGTGGTTTCCTTCGTTTTTAAGCTGTTTTACTTCCTCAACCGTATGTTTGGGCGGGACGTACTCACGAGGCACCTGTTTCTTTAAGTTATCAGCCAAACGCTGCCATGCGATAGGAAACAAGCTATGCACCGCTGCAACTGCGTACACGTTCAAGTCCAATGCTTCGTTGCGTACACTGTTGTTCTCCTTTTCAAAAATGTAGTACGGCTGACCGTAGCTATACTTCAGAAACCGTTTCTCAGATGCGAACTGTGCAAAGTAATCGGCATCGTAGCCGTATTCAGGTGATGCAAAGTGCATTGAGCGTGCCCCCGGTGTTGGCAATGCGATGCGGTCATGCAACGTCGATTTGGTAACAGTAACACCAACATTCCAATGCGGTATGCGTGCTCGGTTGTTGCGGCTGGGCTTTGCTGGCAAGATGGGCGGGATATTTGTACCAACACGATTGATACCCTTGCACGGATACACACCACGACCAATGCGAGGAGCGCAGAATGATAGCACCCGCTTGTCTTTGTACCCCATGTCAATGAAGGCACGTTGTATCTTAAGCGGTACACCATCCTCACGGGTGAAGTCTTCCAGCAACAGTAAATCTAATCGGTTCCAAACATCGTCTAATTCAGTGTCGCCATCGAGTACGACACGTTTGATGCCCCACGATTCCTCGTCTTTGCCAAAGCCTTTAACTTCGCACTCGATGCGGTTTCTTTGTACGTCTGCTGCTGCCACAAGCGTAAGCACTCCTTCTGGAATTGTGTAGGGTGTGTATTCTTCTCCACGGTCTTCCAGTGATTTAGCGTCAATTTTGGTAGCATCTTCTTCAAAAGTTTCTGCAAGGAAGGTGTTTATCCAAACCCGCATGGTTTGACCACCACCATCTTTGGCTTTCAAGAACTCCATCGCAAACTCATGTAAGCGGTTCTTGTACCCCTTGTGCTGCCTGAACAGCGTGTTCATGCCGTTCAGCCAATACCCACGCACACCATTGAACGGACGTGTAGCCACCCAACGTCCTTTCTTAATCATGCCAATGCGGTCAGCGTCGTTCAGGTGCGCTTTGCAAGCTGGGCACTCCAGATACGCATTGATTGGCTCATTCTCAGGCCATTTCACCTGACTCCACAACAACGTGTGCTCAAATGCACACTTAGGGCATTTGACCATCCAATGCCGTTTATCAGAGTTGTCGTATAGTTTCTCGATCTTGCTGATGCCTTTCACCGTAGGCGTGCTGGTTTTCACCTTTACCGCATTTGGGAAACTCTCAGCACGCTTGTCAGCCAACGCACAAGGGTCGCCTTCGCTACCTGCACTTGCTGGGTAACGGTCAATCTCGTCTTGCATCACAACACGTCTAGGACGCCCTGCAAGGCCAGCAGGAGCGTTTGCCCCTGTCATGGCTAGGCTTCCACCGGGGAACTGCTTAAAAGCGGTTGTATTGCCGCTATTGCGGCTTCTGGCATCCTTCACCAGCTTCCGCAACACAGGCGTATCACGAATCATCGGAGCAATACGTTCTTTGCTGTATGCCTCATACAACTCAACCGTAGGCTGCACCAACAACATAGGTGATGGGTCAGCGTGCGTAAAAAAACCAATAAGACAGTTAAGTGTTTCACTCTTACCAGTTTGCGCTGCAAGCATCATCACCGTCTCGGATACATCAGGCTCCAACGGTGCATCCATCAGTTCCTTCTGGTACGGCAAGCACTTGAACTTGCCAGACTCCGCTGCCGCATCACGCGACAACACACGGTACTGGTTAGCCCACTCGCTCGGTCTCTGTTTCGGTAATGGCGGGATAGCATCAAAGATCGCCCGCCACAACCGCTCAACTGGCGGGAGTTGGGGTTTCGGTAATTGGGTCTTCTTCGTCATCCGTAAATTCTGCGTCTTTGATGTCCTCCATGCGTATGTTGCCTAGCGCATGAATCTCCTCAAGTAGCTTTGATTTGTCATCCACGCTCAACGGCGAGTTCACGATCTTCTGCCGTATTGCCACTGCTGCTTTCTGCACAGCCGTAATCACCAAGTCCAACGGCAGCAAGTTGCCTTTGCGCTCCTCATTCTTTAGCCGTGCGTTCTCCGCTTGTTCACGAGCCAAGTTTGCACGCTCGTCGCTCAGGTTGAATGACCCCGCCGCCGCCTGCTCACGCTTAATCATCCAGCGTATCACCTCCGCTGTGTTGTATTCATTTGATTTCCCGTTCTCCGCTATCTTGAAGGGCAAACCTTCCCCTTGCCAAATCACAATGGATTTTGGCCCTACGCCCAAGATACCCGAAAGTTCGGATTTACCCACGATTTTACCGCCTGTTGGCCTCATAAGTTCGCATGATTTGCTGGATTTACCTGTTATGGCATATAGGAAACTTTATGGCTAGCTTTAAGTTGGGTTC